TCGCTTATCTGAGGAACAAGGAATTGCAATCTATTTGGCAGATCAAATTAGACTTGCAGCAAAACAAGGTGATCGACGCATTCTTTATGTAATTTTTATGGGAAAGATTTGTTCTGCAAAATCGTTTTGGCGGTGGGTCAAGTATCGCGGATTAAATCCCCATACAAAACATATACATATTAGTTTTAAAGAAAACCAAAATGGTAAACCTTTTAACATACCACTATTAGGGGGAACAAATGAAGTTATCAAAAAAGCATAAGGCTGCAATCAAGTCTTATTTAAGAGCGGTTTTCGCTTCCGGAATAACTGTCGCGCTTGCGATTGTCGCTGACATCCATCCGGCATACGCAACACTCTTAGGCGCTATCGTCGCCCCTATTGCTAAAGCCGTTGACCCTTCCTCAGGTACTGAGGTTGACTATGGAATTAATGCGAAATAATGGACGCCGCTTCATGGGGTGGTTTAGCCGCCGCCGTCACCGCCGTATTAACTTCTTTCTTTATGGGTCTCCGTTATCTTATTAAAGGATGGTTGTGGACTCTAACCCCTAATGCTGGAAGTTCTCTTGCTGATCGTTTGGCAAGAATTGAAACTCGCCAAGAGGAATTACTGAGGATTGTCACCGATAGAAAGTAAACTGTACTTATGGCTCAAAAGAAAAAAAGAAAGATCACTCGCCGAAAAGGTAAGTATCAGCATGAGCAGGTTCTTACCCGCTTAGATAGTTACGCAATAAGCGTTCGTGAGTATTACTTGAGCCTAAGACGAGCAGGGTTTCCGGTAGATCAGGCAATGGGTATGTGTGATAAAAATACTTTCCCTGATTGGTTAACACCAACAACACCGGAGTTCAATCCTGTTAATCCTGACCATGACCCCTACGAGGACGAGGACTAAATTAAGCGAATTGTTCTGATTTCAGACCTTCAAATACCATACCATGACCCAATTGCAGTTAGAAACCTTGCACGATTTATTGCGAGATGGAAGCCTCATCAAGTCGCAACGGTCGGAGACGAAATTGACCTCCCTCAATTATCTAAATGGGAAAGAGGATTGGCGGGTGAGTTTGCTGGCACACTTGACAGAGATCGCAAACTTACTCAAAAGATATTAGAACAACTTCAAGTAACCGACATGGTTCGGTCTAACCATACTGATCGTTTATGGAACTCAATCAAAACTAGGCTGCCCGCTTTTGGTGCATTACCTGAATTAAGGTTTGAAAATTGGCTTGGGCTTGACTCCCTTGGAATTAAATTTTGGCGTAAACCTATGACTATTGCACCCAATTGGATTATCCTTCATGGCGACGAAGGCACTATGTCTCAAAAAGGTGGTCAAACAGCCTTAGGATTGGCTATAAGGCATGGCAAAAGTGTGGTGTGTGGACATACTCATCGTGCGGGTTTAAGTGCGATTACGGCGTCCTCAGGGGGCAAAATAGGGCAAACCTTATGGGGTCTAGAAATCGGAAATCTCATGAATTTTAAATCCGCTCGTTACCTAAAAGGTGGAAGTGGCAATTGGCAACAAGGATTTGGTTTAATGTATGTTAAAGATACTAAGGTGACCCCTGTATTTGTGCCAATAGACAGGTCAGGCAGTTTCACCGTTGAAGGTAAAACCTACGGTTAACCTTTAGGGTTCGTTATCAAATCGTTATAAAACACGCCGACACTTCCTTTGTGAGTGTCGGTTCTTTGTGTCATCCTTTACTTATCCAAATTAACGGATTTGGTGTAACGGAAAGGAAAGTATGAAACTTACAGCCAAGGATTTTGAAAGGCTGACAGAAAGTCAAATGCAGTTCAAGGGCATTGACTGGGAAGTGCAGATTACTAGGTTTGGTGATGAGCCTAATTTTCAGCATGAGTATATTTACTGGGTTGAGAATAGCGCAGCCTTAGTCTTGGCAATCAAATACCTAGAGCAAGAGGGTTTTGAGTATCAAGCCAATTATGATCTTAAATTTGATCAGCCAATAATTACAACCAATTATGCAGGGTCATGGCTAAAAGTATGATCGAGGTAGTTGAGAGCGTTGCAACTTCCAAGTTTAAATTAATTTACTTGGCAGATACTGACCAATACATGTCATCCACCGAGAATGTTTTGGGCAAATTTAGTTCAATAGGTGAATCACCTGAGGACTCAAACCGAAGTTTAAGGGCAAAACTATTTTCATTGATTGCAAGTTATATTGAAAAGGAAAGGGTCAAATCATGAATGCAGGTTTATGGACAATTGCCGGAATGTTTGCTGCGCTCGCAGTAGGCTTAATTTGTATGGCTTTAAAAGAGCATTATTACGAGCAAGGATTTTGGGCTGGTCGTTCCTCAGGATGGAAAGCCAGTTTAGAACACCAACAAAAACTACAACGAATGAAGTCAAGGGCGGTTTTTGATTATGAGCAAAACAAATAACTTATTCGACGAGGCGAAGGTGGCATTGCATGACAGAGGTAAAATTTATGGGTCTAGCAGAACAAATCATGAGAGAATCTCAGAGTTGTGGAGTGCTTACCTTGGAGATTACATTTCACCAATGCAAGTCAGTTGCTGCATGTTGCTCGTCAAGGTCTCAAGACTTGCAGAAAGTCCAAGCCATCAAGACAGTATTAAAGACATCATTGGTTATGCGGCAATCTACAACGAATTGTTAGATGGCTACGAAAACGATTTTGGGGGTGAATAATGGCTTTTGATCTAAGTAACTACATGACAGCCGAGCAGAGAATTGAACTGTTCGCTAAAGATAACCCTGACATGAGACAGGAATCAGAGTGGAAAATAGAGGATGGCGTGATCTATGTCACATGCAGACTTTATAGAACTTGGGCTGATCAATTGCCTTGGGTTTATGGGTTAGCAGGTGAAAGCGTAAAGACTCAATTCGCTATTGAAAAGGCAGAAACCTCAGCCTATGCAAGAGCAATAACTAATACCGGTTTGCCTCAATACTCAACAACTGTTGACGGTGTAAAAGCGCCTAGAGCAAACAGGGCTGAAATGGAAAAGGTTGTGCAAACTGAAAACAAAACCTTTAAGGAAAAACTAGAATCAAGGCAAAACCTTTATGGCAAGTCAGGTAATTCAGCAATAATAGAAACAGCATTAAGAGAGTCTTTTGCTGCTGATAATAAACCTGAGCAAACTGTTTGGTCAGTAGGTGAAGTCGTTGACTCATTACCTGCAAGTACTCCAATACCCATGCCATGTGAAAAAGGTAAACAAACTTTGAAAGAGGGAATTTCCAAGGGGGGTAAGCCTTATTATGGTTATGTCTGCGGTTGTGGCAAACCTAAAGACCAACAATGTCCGGCACAATGGGCTAAATTATCAGCCAATGGCAGATGGTATTTCGAAGGCTCTGAATAATGTTACATTATGTTAAATTCTTACAGGTAATTCCAAACAAGAATTTTAAAACAAGTCCTAAGTGCGAAAACCATCAAAAATCGACCCTATTTGTTGTCAATGGTAGGACTTCGGGACTAACAAGAACGCACACATCTTATGTTTGTTCGCCTGAATGTTTATGGGATGAAGTAATGAATGCTAGATGGGAGTCGGTAAACAATGGGTGACTTAGAGATGATTGACCCGAATGGGGTTCGAGCAACATTTACCGATAAAGGCATTGAAGTTGACATTGTGCCTTCAAATGAGTGTTGTGAGATTTGTGGAGACGCTCGAATGCTAACTCATGAGGATTATGTTAAATGCTTTAGGTGTGGCTTCGAGGACTATTTACAAAACCGCAATGATTATAGACCTAACTAAGGATGAGGTTAGGGTGGCTACCCAACTTGCCATTGAAAGATGGCTTGCCAAATGGGATTCCGTCGACCGCCCTAACTATGCTGAAGGTAAGGCTAATGGCAAACTTGAGCATGAGGTATTGGCAAACATAAGAGCCAATGTTTGCGAGTGGGCTGCGGCTAAACTTTACAACCTTTCATGGAATGTGCCTTGGTATCCAAACGAGTTACACAACAGGCGCTTTCAATTGAGTGACATAGGTGAAGGCATAGAGGTTAGATCGGTCAGGACTAGAAACTCCGTTCCCTTTTGGCAAAAGGATTGGGGCAAGACAATCGTTGCCACAAAGTGCATGGATGAGGAAAAGTTTTCTCAAGTCTTTGTTTTCGGTCATGTTGAGGCAAGTCATTTTGCCATAGATGATTTATGGGATGACTCAATTAGTGGTTGGCGTATTCCATTAGAGTTGTTTGAGTTCGATGAGCCAACACCGTAAACACCGAGGTTACCGGACTCAAAAGGTAGTTGCTGAGTATTTAAAAACTTGGTATCCCTATGCTGAGTCCACCGGTGCAGGTCGCCAAGGGAGTGACATCCTAGGAACTCCCTATGACATAGAGGTAAAAGCAGTAACAAAATTCAGCCCTTTGGCGTGGATTAAACAGATTAAAGAGCGTAAATCCGATAAACTCTCATTCATAGTATTACGCTGCAATGGGCAGGGTGAGAAGGTTGAGGACTATGTGGTCTTGCTTCCAATGGGTCAGTTCATGGGATTGTTAAATGACTGAGCCTATTCGGTGTGCTTGCGGTTCTTGGACTTATGATAAAGAGAACTGTAAGGTATGCGAAAAGATCAATGCCCTGAGTGTTTAAAGTACAACACCAACACAACTAATTACAACAAAGATTACTTCCATGAGTGCATGGATTGTGGTGCGGAGTGGAGTGAGGGTTATGGCTGACAATGGATATTCAGATACTTGGCTAGATGAGGATGATTTTAGGTATAGTTGCAAAATAGTTATTGTGAGGTAAATCACATCTCACATAATGAGACGAAGGGTAAATCTATGCGTAAGAGACTTGACAAGGTCAGTATGCTTCAAGCAAGCGAAGCGCCTAAAAGCGCTAACGCGAGCCGCATAAGCGGATTGCTCGCGAGTTCGTGGCTTGTAGCATTAGGGGTAGCCCTTTGCTTAATTAGCATTAAGGCGTATGAGAAAAAGATTGATTCCGTAAATGACAAAGATATAATACAAATAAGCGTACAAACATATACTGCTCAACAGATTAAAAGCGGTA